GCTGCATCTTCGGCTTCGGTCAGCATCAGCGAGCAGGTGACGAACTGTCCAAAGAGGAGGTGTTCAGGCGTCTGACCCAAGAGACAAACACCGAGACCATTTCCAAATGGTCCAACTACTTCCAGACTCTTGCCGATCCGGCATATTTCGGCTGGAAGATGGTGGTCGAAGATGACGTGGCAATCGAGCTTCTGGGCTACAAGATCGACTGTGAGCGTGCCTCTGATCTGCTGGCAGAGCATGAGGACATCAAGAAGGCAGAGCTTTCCCACAGGTACTTCAAAGCTCTCAAGCTGGCCGGTGCCTATGCCTTCATCGACAACTCCACAGAAGTCGAGATGGAGCACCTGCTGTCGGCCATCAAACTGGTCGAGGAAAGCGGTGAGGCGTTCCAGACGATCCTCAACAGGGAAAAGACCTATGTGAAGCTGGCGAAGTACATCGCCAATGTGGGCACGGAAGTAACCCACGCAGACCTTCACGAGGCACTGCCTTTCTACAAAACCAGCAACTCTGCCCGGAACGAGATGATGACCCTTGCTACGGCATGGGGCTACAAGAAGCACATCATCATCAAGAAGTCCTTCACGGACGGTATTGAGTTTTTCAAAGGGGAAACCCTGAAAGAAACCAATATCGATGAGATTATTATCTCATATTCTAACCACTGGGCTTATAGTTTCCTTGAGGAGAAAGTCCCTTTCGACCAACTGCATGTGCTGACCCAATCAGAGGGAATGCACTGGTCGAACCACCATTATCGCAACCAGCACAGGTCCGAGGAGAACGTCATTGCGGGCTTCAACGCTATCGTGCTGGATGTGGATGAGGGCACCTCTATGGACCTCGCTCACGAACTGCTGAAGGACTTCACGTTCCTCAGCTATACCACCAAGCGTCACCAGACCGAAGGTCATGGTGATCGTTATCGCATTATCTTGCCGATTAACTATACCCTTCAGCTTGATAATGACGAATATAGGGAATTCATGCGTGGCATCTTCGCATGGCTTCCTTTCGACACCGACGAAAGCTACGACAAGCGGGAGAAGAAATCGGAGAGCTATGGAGGGGGCACCTATCATTACAACAAAGGTGAACTGTTCGACGCTCTGCCCTTCATCCCGAAGACCAGCCGTAACGAAAACCACAAGGCGAATTTCCAGAAGCTCGAAAGCCTCGACAATCTGGAACGCTGGTTCGCCCAGCGCATTTCGATGGGTAATCGGAACGATAACATGATCAAATATGCCTTGGCATTACTTGATAATGGTATGTCGCTGATCGACGTGGATCGTCAGGTCCATGCTTTCAACAAGAAGATGAAAAATCCGCTTTCCGAAAACGAGATCGACAGTACCATAATGGTGACGGTCTCAAAGCGGTATCAGCCTTGAAAGGAGCAACATGTCTCAGAACAAAAATATCGTGCTGGTGATGGGCCGACCCAATACGGGGAAGTCCGCATCGCTCATGAACCTTCCCGATCAAGAGAAATGGGCATACCTCAATGCTGACCTGAAAGAGCTTCCCTTCAAAAGCAAATTCGCCGTCAACATCGAGATCGCAGATGCTTATGATGTTCTCGATTACATCACCGAAATCGAGGCGGAACCAAGTGTGGAAGGTGGGGTGCTCGACACCATTACCTTCCTCATGAAGATGTTCGAGCGTCAGTATGTGGCTCCGCATTCTGGTACGAAAAAGGGACAATCTGCATGGGGTGATTATGCCAATTTCTACGGTGAGTTTGTTCACCGGATCAAATCTGGCACAAAGAACTATGCCATCATGTCTCACGCCTCGACGGAGCTTAACGAGGGTTCTGCCCAGTATGAGACCTCTGTGCCCGTCAAGGGTGCCGTGGGTCGTACCGGGGTCGAAGCTGACTTCACGACCATCCTGTCCTCAAAGCAGATGCCCATCAAGAAGCTGGAAGGCTTTGAAAATGACCTTCTGCATATCACCGATAATGAACGGGAAGACGGTTTCAAATTCATCTTTGAGACCCGTATTTCCAAGGATACTGTCGGTGAGAAGATGAGGTCTGCATTGGGTCTCTGGGATCGCAAAGAGCTTTACATCGACAATGACCTCAATCAGGTTTTTGCTCGGTTGAAAGCATATTACGGCAGTTAATATGCCGTGATAATCGACTTACTACAATCTCAATAAGGAAAGAGAAAACATGAGTATATTCAGCAACCTGACCAGTGAAGGTCATGAACAGAAACAAGACCGTCTTGGTGGATTTCAAATCTTCGACACAGACATCTATCCAGCGACGATCAAAGCGGCCTATGCCGGTAAATCCGCTGGTGGTGCCCAGAGCGTGACACTGGTGGCCCAACTGCCGACAGGTGAATACAGCGAGACACTGTACGTCACCAAGAAGACCGGGGAGAATTACTTCCTGAACCCCAACGACAAGTCGAAGAAGGTTCCCATGATGGGCTTTGCCATCGTGGATGACCTTTGCCTGATGACCACTGACAAACCTCTGTCCGAACAGGACACTGAGGAAAAGGTCGTCAAGATTTACGACTACGATGAGAAGAAGGATTTGCCCAAATCCGTTCCCATGCTTGTGGACCTGATCGGCAAAACCGCCTTCCTCGCCATCGTTCGTCAGAACGTGGACAAGAACGCCAAGAACGAAAGCACTGGCGAATACGAACCGACCGGCGAAACCCGTGAAGAAAACGTCATCGAGAAGGTCTTCCACGATCCTTCGAAGATGTCCGTTGTCGAAGCCCAGCAGGGTGCCACAGAGCCTGTCTTCTATGACAAGTGGTTGCAGAAGAACAAAGGCAACACCCGCAACAAGGTCAAGGGTAGCAATGCCGGTGGCAACGCTGGCCGTCCCGGCCAAGCAGGCGGTGGTGCTCCCACCTCTGGTGCAGGCGGTGCCAAGAAGACCGGCTCCCTGTTCAACAAGGGCTGATCTCAGATGCTCATTCCCGTACTTGGGATGGACCCATCGCTCAGGCACTGGGGTCTGTCAGAAGCTCAACTCAATCTTACCACTGGCGTTTTATCAACCCCCATTGGTTCGATTGTCGAGCCGAAAGACCTGACGGGAAAGAACATCCGTGTGAACACCAATGATCAATGGCTGGCTGAGCAGCTTTCGATCCCTGTTCTGGCAGCATGTCAGAAGGCCAAGTGCATCTTCGTTGAAGTCCCGGTTGGCAGCCAGTCTGCCCGTGCTATGGCCTCATATGGAATTTGCGTTGGCATTCTGGGTGCTGTCCGAGCACTGGGTATTCCTTATATCCAAGTAATGCCTGATGAAAATAAGAGGGTATTTACTGGTAATAAAGGTGCCACCAAAAAGGTAATGATCCAGAAATTGCTGGAACTTTATCCAAACATAATCCTCCCACGGGGTCAGAAGAAGGGCACCGTTGGTGACAAAAGCGAGCACATTGCCGATGCCACCGCGTCTATCCATTCAGGAGTACATACTCCTGAATTCCAAACCCTCCTCCGTATCATGCAATAAGGAAAGCAAACCCATGCGTATCATTCTCGTGCAAGCCGAAATCGAGCTTGCCATCCGAGACTATGTTCTCAACAAGATCGCCGTCAAAGAGAGACAGAAAGTCACCATCGACTTCAAAAACACCCGTGGCGAAGACGGTGCAACGGCTGAGATCAATATCTCATCCCCTTTGGATCAGGCTCAGACCTCCTCAGCAGCCCGTCAGGAGCCGACATCGACCCAGTTGAAGGAAGCCTTGCGGAACACGCAGGCTGCCTCTGCTGCCCCCGCTGTGGAGGCCACCGTCGATACTACAACCCAAGAGGAGGAAGCACCTGCACAGCCTGCTTCCACGACTTCGGAACCTGAAGGTGAGAACCAGAAAGAAGAAGCTCTGCCGGATGAGGCTGCTGAAGAAGCTACTGAAGAAGCTGCCGGGGAGACCTTCGAAGAAGATCAGGGCGAGACCGAGGCTGTCACCAAGCCTGTCGGTGAAGATGCACCTGCACCACCCAAGAGCTTGTTCGCCAATCTGGTCAAACCGGTCAACGCCAAGACCTGATGGCTTTCTTCAAGGCACTTCTGGCAACAGGGGCGATCATATTCATCATTATCATGGTGACGGGCTTGGTGATGCTCGTTCTTCCCATGATATTTATGGGTGGCGTTATCGCCTTATTCTTCTTGATTATGTATCAATATTTCAAAGATATTGATTGATAAACCCCCCAGAGAAATCTGGGGGGTTTTCATATCTAGTTTGTCAAGTTCCACCAAGGGTTCAGAGCAGGTGCCCGGAACAGCATCCCCGGACCTGTGGAGTATCCAAGCCTGCCGTCGAACAACACGGACAGGAAGTTGTCCTTCAACGGGTTGCCCACTGTTCCAATCAGAGGCAACCTTGGGGTAAATGCCAAGTGCAGCAGTGCTCTGACAGGGTTCTCCTGCATAGTCTGGTGAGCCACTTTGATCGACCTGATCTTGTACTGGTAGAACCAAGTGAGGCCCATGCTCTCTTGGAACACCCGTGTCCGACCAGCGAACCTGTTATAATTCACATACCATTCGTTCACCTTGGCAATGGCAGCCAAGCTCTCCATGCCCTGTCTCTTGGTCATGTGATCATACTGGATCGACTTGGCGATGAAGTCTCCATACTGGGTGGCACGAGACAGTATTTTGAACATTGAGGTGTCTCTCGACACCACAGCATAGCGGCCAATATCTTGAAGTTTCTTGGGCAGATGCTTCACCATATTTTCGATGACAGACCCATAGCCATTCTTGGCAATGTCGAGGTCTTCCTTCGTGATGCCCCCATCGGTCACAGCAGTATATTCACCCGCCTCAATCAGAGGCCAGATGGACATGTTCTTGAAGCTGTCCCTCAGAGACTGGATGCGGATCGTCAGCTTTCTGGCTTCGATGAAGTCCTTCTTCGCCTCTGCCACAAACAACTTGTTTTCAAGCTGTCGTTCAAATTCCTTGCGCTTAAGATAGTTATTAAGCTCAACAGTTTTGTCACGATAACCTTTGATAATCTCTCTCCAAGGCACTTCTGCCATGGAAAGCTGATTGATGTTCGAGACAATGTTGATCGCAGGTACGATGACCGACTTGATCACAATGGCTACCTTGGCATCCAGTACCTGTTCCTGCATGAATTTCTCAGCATTAACAAGATAACGGTAAGCCTTATTACCACCAAAACCAATGATAATGTCTTTGACGTTCTTCTGCATCTGGGGAGACCACCGGCTGTTCCCAGTCCAGAAGTCACCGACCGATGCAGATCGACCACCGACGACATCGTTGATCATATCAGCCCGGACCATGAACCCAGTGTCACCAAAGGTCTGCTTGATGTAATCCTTCACATCCTTGGGCAGCACATTCCAAGCATCCATGTGGATGGGGTCTTTGGATTTATCCAGTGCAATGAACTCGACGTTCTTGTCTGTCGTCTTGTGATCTTCCCAAATCTTATGGACCTTATCCACAAGGCTGAAGTTCACCATCTCAGCAGAACGCTCCTCAAACTGTCTACCACGCCATGCCCCGATGGCTTTAGCCAGATCGAGGTCAGTGTTCAGGTAGGACAGCATCTTTGGATCAGCCAATCTTTCATAGGCGATTACCACATTCTGCATGTTATAAATCGGTCTTAGATTTTCATCTGTATTAAGTTGATTATTGATCCTTCTGGTTATTGCAGCCACTGCACGGGCATCAGAGATGATGCCAGCGTTGATCGTACCAACAGTGAACCCAGTGTTGGGATCAACACCAAGCTGTGTCTGGTGAACCGTCTGGATGGTGCCCTGATTGTATTTGGCCTGACCAGAGACAGGGGCGAAGTAGTAAGCCTTCTTCTCCATGCCGATGTCAGCCGAGGAACCCTTATAATCAGCCATCTCGACGTAGCCCATGGACATGTATTTGGCGTGCTCCGTCTTGCTGTCAATGACCATGTGTACCCCTTTTTGGCTCTGGCCTTTGAGGTATCCCTTGTACCCATTCATCCGGGCCTTGTCGGTGCTGTTCCGGCTCACCTCATCGTTACGGGTCGCCAGAAGCGACATGTAAAGGTTCATGAACGTGGGCTGGTCCTTGGCGATCAGATCAGCCAGATACTGCTGGCTGGCTTCAGGCATCTGCTCCATGGCGTATAGCGTCACCAGATGGTCGATGATCTGCTCCTGCTGGATGTTGCCGTTGTTCGAGGCAATGGAATAGGCATTAGTCTGAAGCAGTGCCCCAGCCTCACCAGTCACCATGAAGTTGGCAAGCTGCTTCGATTTCTGGATCGTCATCCCGTTCAAGGTCTTTTCCAGCTTCTTGATCTCAGCTTTACGCTTGGAACCAGAGGAGAGAAGCTCCATGCTCCGGTCTTCGCCATATGCCTTGAACAGTAGGGCAGCGTCAGTGTGGCCCAACATACGGTG